AACTACCACTATCATTAGAAAATCTTATATAGTTTTGAGTGTCTGCACTTGGTTTAATATTATATGTAACAAAATGCACATCATAATTTTGTTCTTGAATTGAAGTAAAATCTACTTGTGATACACCACTTACTGTTTGACTTTGTATAAGTTCTAATGAGCCACCCCAACTACCGTCTTTAGTTAATTCAAGTATTTCACTAGGTGTGTATAAACCTGTATTTTGTTTTACATTATTTGGTTGTGTACCTATATAGGACATTTAGATTCCTTAGGTTTGTTTCAAATAATTAATTGTAAAATCTACACTTGAAGCTGCCGAACACAGTCCTTGTATTTTATCACCTGTTGTTAAAACTACTTTAGTTTGCCATACGAGTGTAGTTCCATGTGGAACGCTAACATCATTTAATAAATGTGGAGTAACAGAGCCACCTTGTTTAACTATTTCAATGTCTATTGTTACATCTGCACTACTTGCACTAACATTAGAAAAAGTCATTCCAATAATAGTTTCAGTAGTAGAAGAATCTACTGCGTTTAATAAATCTGCGTTGCTACTTCCTAAAGTTCCAACTACACCTTCTAATACATCTGCCATAACTTATCCTTTCCTAGCTTAGAGCTAATACTAATCCCAATGATACTCCTCCAGAGGTAGCTAGCACACCGTTAGTAGCGGTTAAACCACTTCCAGCCATACCTGACACTAAATCTGTAATACTTTCTTTTTTGGATGAATTATCATCTGCATCAATTATTGCAATAAAATCATTAGCAACATTAACAGTTGCAGCTGATAGCTCGTGTAAATCTAATGCTAGAACTCCAGAGGCAGCTACTAAACCCACACCAGCGATAGCGGTAATTAAGTCTGCAATAGCTTCTTTTTTGCTTCCATTACTAGCATCTGCATCAATTATTGCAATACTATCGTTTGCAACATTAACTACGGCTGCAGTTAATTCATTTAAATCTAAAGCAATACTTGGAGATCCGCTTGTTCCTCCGCCACTAAGTCCGTCTCCTGCGGTTACTGCTTCAATATCTCCAGCAACAGTTCCCCATTCCATAGCATTAGCAGCAGCATTTGTTCTTAAATATTGTAAAGCAGATCCTAATGCAGCTAAACCAGTTCCTCCATGTGTGTAAGAAAGAGTATCACCTGATACAAATTCTGATAAACCATCTGCTTCACCAGCAGAATCAAACGTTCCTTTTATAGGTACCTTATCAGCCATTACCCAATCCTTAATTTAATATTACTTGTTGATCCATTTGTTTTCACAAAAGGAAGTTTAGTCTGATTATCTTCAGTTATCAAAGATACGTTACTTTTGACACCATTTGCTTTTACAAATTGCAAACTACGAGTAACGTCAAATCTTGCTTCTCTTGAAGGTCTTAGGTCAAAAAAATCACTTATTGGTTGATACACATTACTCCACTTCTCTAATTTTAATATTAGCAACACCTTGTCCAGGAGTATCTAATTGCAAACTATATTCTCTTATCATTACACTATGCGTATCGAAAGAGCCACTAGCTGCAACCTCATAGCCATTTTGAAAAGTTAATATGTTTTCTGTATTTGCCTCAGCTTTTATGTAGTCTATTAATTGAGATCCGCTAAATGCCCTACTTTGCGCTTGTGCGTCTTCATCGCTTATATCTAGCACTAAATCCCATTCTTTAACATACTCAGAAGGAGTAGATCTAACCTGAAGAGACCTGACTACAGGTGTAACTGCAGTATTACTTGTTGCTAATGTTATTTTTAATTGTAAATTTTTAAACTTAACAGAAGAAGAACTAGAAGATATTTTAAAAGTAACTCCTGTTCCGTCATCTGTATTATATGTTCCAGCAGATGTCCAAGTTCCATCTTGGTCTTTTTGATAGTGAACTTGCACAGAGGTATTTGCTGGCAATGGCTCTGTAGCTAATCTAATAGACATTAAAGTTTTTTCTTCAGCTATATCAAAATCGTGTACTGAACTATAAAGAGATCCAGTAGAGGCAAAAGTTGCAGCAGTTCTATACGATTGTGTATTAGAGCTTCCTTTATTTTCAGATACAAATGTTCTTCCTAAAAAATCTACTACTGAGTTTGGATCTCTTACTGCCGTAAACTCTGGACCACCAAATATACCTCCAGTTAACAAGTCTATAGTAAACAATGTCCAAGTATTAGCAGATGATCCAGTAGGAGCTAAGAAGAAAGTTCTATCCATACGAGAAGCATCTGTGCTTGTTACTAATTTACCTGCAGTAAAATCTTCATCTTGCCTTAAAATTCCAAATGTACCAAATTCAGTTCCTCTTACATAATAAATTGTTCTTTCGTCTATACCTGTAGTTGAAGATGTACCAGCCATAAGTAGAACACCAGCTGCATACCAAATACAATCTACTGAAAAACCAGGCATTCTAGCTACTTCTACTCCAAAGCTATCACCTAAAGCAGTACCAGGAACAATTCTATACAAAACACTTTCACCAGCTTTAGTTCTTACACAAACAAACAACTCATTGTCCCCTCTAGCAACAATACCTTGATTACTTCCAGCGTCTAAGTTACCTTCGTGCACTACAAATATTTCAGTACCAGTAACTGGAGGTGTAGAAGTTGAGAAAGCATTGTATTCTATAACAGAAATCTTTTCTCCTGTTAAATGAACTACATACAAATGACTTCCTATTTTAACTAAAGGTCTTGTAAAGACATCTTGACTGTCTGCGTCTACCCATTTGTCTGTATCTGCAAAATCATCTGTATAAGTATCTTGTACTTCAAATCTATATATATCACTTAGTCCTCCACTAACTGGTATAAATACATATTTACCGTCTCCATCTCCTCTTACTGCAAAGAAGTCATCATCTGCTATATTTGTTCCAGCAGCATCTTGTATATCCCAAGTTGTGTTAGCTAAAGTACCAGAGTAAGTAGCAACAGAATCATCAGAAGAAGAAAAGTGCAGTAATTTGTCTGATGCTTTAATTAATGTACCTGTTTTGTTTACATTAGTTCCAGCTGACTCAACACCTTTAGAAAGTCTTATACTTCCAGGAGTGTGTAGTGCGTCTATGTTTGTGCTAAAATCGTAAGCGTTACCTTTTTCTCTGTCCCACTTTTTAAAACCTTCACCAGCTGACCAGTCAGTTAACTCCCATACGGCAGTATCTGGTCTTAAGTCATACTTAGGCTCAGATGATTGCACAACTTGTGCATTTGAAATGTTAAGAGGAAGTAGTCTAGCTTTATAATGGTCGTCTGCTGCATTGACTGCTAGACGATATTTATAAGTCCCCAATTTAATGTGAAAATACCCATCAATCACGATATGTTCTTTGTCTTCTAGTTTGCCTACTTGTTAAAACAAATCTTTCTTCTTCCTTAAGACGCATATTCTCTTCTTTTCTAGCTCTTAGATATTCACCATAAAACCAATTAGAATCTCTAGCTTCTTGTCCTGGTTGTACTACTTGGCGTTGATCTCTTGTGTCGTTAGTACTAGAAGGCACAGTAGAGCCCATAAGTTTATAGACTGCACCGATAACAACGAGTTCGACTTGCCTATCATCTAAATCTGTAGTAGCTCCTATTTTCTTTTTAAAGGTGTAGTAAAAAGTATCGCCGTGAGATAGCTCTCCATAATCCCACATAGTTATACCTATGCCGTTTGCAAAACCAGATGTATGCATGTGCTTTGTCATCTTCCAAGTATTTAAAACCCATGGCTCGTCACTACCAAGTGACCCTGACCTTGGATAATAAACTGATAAAATTTCTTTAAGTCCAGCATCGTTAGTTGTGTAGAAATAACTGTTCTTGTTTGCAGTTGAACTACCAGTACCAAATATATAAACTTCTGGATACAATTCTTTTATTATTGAATCAATTGCATTATTTATTTTAGATAGAGTAAACTTAGGATTTTTTTCAATTGCGGTTAGATCTGTTACAGTTGCTGCGGTAGTTCCGTTCCAAGCTCTAGCAACAGTAAATCTACTGTTGTCTACATCAATGCTTTTTATATAAGCTTGTTCTCCAGTAGCAAACTCAACAACATCTCCTGCTGCCCAACTGTTTATATTAGTAACAGTAATAACTGTGGCTGAATTAGATACATTTCCGCTTTGATTTAAAAAATCTGTAAAAGGTCTTTTGAGATAATCAGATCCATATAAGTAATCTTTTATGCGTTGTTGAACAACGGCTGCAGTTGCCATTACTTACTCTCTTTACTAGAGTCCACTATGTTAGCTCTTCGCTTTACCATCTCTACTATCCAATCGTATACCTCTTGTGCTGATGCCGTCCACTTTCTGGGACCGAGCTTATCTTGACCACAGAAATCCACACATCCAATTTCACTCTTAATAGGGCATGCACAACCTGGTATACCATCTCTAAGTGGATTCGGTCTAGTCATATTGCTCGCATTCTTAACATAGTCTTGAAATAGTCGAGTTGCAAGTATATGAATTACTTTTCCTCTATCTGTCCTAGGAGGTTGCTTAATTACAGGAGGTTGCTCTGCAACTTTAGAATACACTTTCATTTGTGCCATTTCTTCTTCTTTAGTTAGAGGTGAATCAGCATCAATTAATTGAGAAACTTCTCCAGCAGCATCTCTATGAACTCTAACTTTCTTTTGGAACATCCCATCACCTAGGTCTTCATCACCTAACTCAGAAGCCCTAGGTTTGAGATGTTTGTCTAAACCAAAAGAATCTTCCATTAATTTGGAAGCGTCCTTTAATTTAGGTTTATCTTTTTTCTTAGACACCAGCCATTGTCCTGCTTGTCGTAGCATTAGCACCAAACTTACCAGCTTCGCCTTGAAATGCTTTTCTTTTTTTAGCTTCGTAAACTGCATCATATTCAGACCAGTCGTCCCAAAGAGTAGAAAATAAAGGTGTACCATCTGAGTCAACACAGAAAATAAAACCTTTTCTTTCGTACTTCTTTAGACCTATTTGGTCATTAGGATCTCCTGCTACACCGTTGTTAACAGTAGCTTCCCAAGGTAATTGAACTACATTTCCTGTAATCATTCCGTCAGGATCTACTTGTAAAGCTTTCATAGTTTTCATATTCTTAAATGGAACTTTTCTTCCATCAGGATATTTACCTTGAGCAGTAAACTTTAAAGTTATTTTTTTAAACTTTTTAGTGTTTACATATCCAGAATCTTTATCTTCCTGGACATAAGCTTCATTAACATCAGGCGTGCTTGGATCATCAGCTATAAATTGACCTTTGTCATCTTTAGCTCTTGTTTTCTTTTCAGCCATAAATTCTCCTTAGTCGTGTGTGTTGATAGGAACACACGACAATAAAACTTTCTGCCTACCCAGATTTTAAACGCCTAAGCGTCTGTTGTGATTTCCACACCAGCCGAGTCAACGATTTCTCCAACGCCATACATAGATGACACTACTACAACGAAACCACGAATTGGAGCCCAACGCATGATTTCTGTTTTAGCAGGCCATTTCTGTACCATACCGAGTGCATAATCTTTAGAAAATACACCACCAGCACGGTCAGCGGCAGAGTTAGCGGTAGGAACGTTGGTAGATTGATAAAAATCAATTCCCATAAAGTTACCGAAATATCCAGTATCTGTGTTTGTTCCTATTTCGCCAGCACCTGATCTCACGCCACCACCTGTGAAGATTCCTGAAGAGGATCCTTCTACGGCAGTTCTTAAGTCAGCAATTTGAACTGGATGTAAAACACCCACATACGGTCCAGGAGCATTAGCTGCTTCTAGAGTGTAAATTGCTGAGAATAAGTTAGCAAGAGATAAGTTTGCACCAGAACCACCAACGGATGTTGCGAATCCAGCTAACAATGCACAGATATCAACGTCTATCTTTTGTGCTATTGCGTTACCCATTTGTCTCATTTGAGCACCACGAGTAGCCGCAATAGAAGATACGTCTAATACGTCTGTGATTGTTGCCATGATTCCAACTTCAGAAGCAGTAAGAGTAGCTTTAGAAGTTGAGAGAGCTGTATTTGCAAGCTCTGCACCTTCTGCAACTGCGGCAGCTGATTCAGCATCAGCTATCGGAATGTCTACTGCTTTAGATGGTTGTCCTGATAAATCGAACATAGCTAAAAGTGGAGGAGTCACAACGGCTGCTTGTAAAGCATCGAGAATATCATCGTTAATGATTGCAGCGTAAACTGTATCATTATACGTAGTTGTATTCGTATCGTTACTTGTAAAGTCGACCATTTAAGTCACTTCCCTTCTTTTATTAATTACTTATCAAAAGCTTGGTTAGCAACGTAATTGTCTTCTCTCATCTGAACGTTTCCTTTTAGTAAAGCTTCGTGTGCAAGAGTTGGATCAGATACTTGTAACTTTTTATATTGCTGCTTAGTCATTTTTCCTGCTTCCGCAGTTCCAATAACAGCAGGACTTGAGTTATCAGCAACTTTTCCTATATCTGTTAAACCAGCAGATTGCTCCACAGGTGCACTTTGAGGCGTTAAATTATACGAAGTAACAAACTCTGTAACTGTATCATTATTGATTTCTGCTTCAGGGTTTGCTTTTAAAAACAATTCAGCGTGAGAATCTTGAAAACCACCAGCTCTGAAAGCTTCTTTTGCTTTCATCCCTTTGAGTTCACCTGATACTTCGTTAAATTGATCTTGCAGCGTATTTTTATCGCTAGTAGCTTTGTCTAAAGCTTCGCGTAAATTTGGGATAGATTCTTCGTTTGACAAACCAGCTCCTTCTTGTTGTTCTGACATTATTACTCCTATTATGTCTACGCACTCTTATAGGGATCGAGTGGTATTCTTTTACTTACTTAACTCAAAGCCAGTTATTTCAAACAAGAGGTTTGAGTAATCTCTTGTTATTACCAATTTTAACCAATAGATCTGATTTGTCTACCTTGTTGAAGATTATTGTTTTGTAACAAGTTACCAGAAAGATTTTGTAAATTTTCGTCTTGTTGCATTATTCTAGACATAGCACTTGCCATTTCTATTTCAGTCATACCACCTGGCTCTTTGTATCCTAAAGATAGGTTTATAACTTGGTCAGCATCTAATCCATAGCTTCCTAAATCAATGTATTCTCTGAATTTAAGAAGTGATTGAGCTGCTGACTGCAAAGCGCTAGATACTTGTTGATTAGTTAATTGACCTGGTGTATTTTTAGCTATCTCTAAAGCTTCCTCCACAGAGAGGTTATCTAGATTTAATTTAGAAGCTTGTTCAGTAATAGAGCTTGCTTCGTATAGGTCGTATATCTGCGTAGGAGCAGCTCCTTTAAAGAAGTCTACAATACCTTGTGGGCTTGTTACATCAAAATCTAAACCTTCTGCTTTTACAACACTTTGAAATGCTAACAACGCACCTGCATTTTGTTCTGCTCTTTCAAAAATATCATAAGTTTGACTTAAGTCATCTAAAGTAAAACCTTTCTTAATAGACTCAGCTGCTAACGCAATTGGGTCTGTTTCTTCTCCATACCTATTATTAAGTTCTCTAACTCTTCTTTCATATCCTTGATAGTTGACTAAAGCTTGTTCGTGATCTCCACCTGTTAAAGAAAGCATATCTTGAAAAGCAGGATATCTTTCTTTAAAAGAATTCTTTTTAGACATTTCTCTTAAGAACTTAGTGTCGCTCCATTGTTCAGCAACTGCAATATAAAACAAATCTTTTATTTCTAAATCATTGTTTGCCCATTCTGGTAAAAGTAAATCTCCAGTAGGAGCCATTAATGTTCTTTCTACTCTAGTTGCATAATTTTCATCTGTTCCAACAACATCGGCAATACTGCCTCCAGATATTCTTCCTTGTTTAAAATCATTATAAGAAACAGTTGCTGCGATAGGTGGCTCATTACCTGAACCTATTCCTTCTAGAGCATCTAAATCTGATCTATCTGCATAATAATAAATTTTGTTTCCGCCAGGCAAAGTGTATTCAATAAAATAAGCAACCGGTAAACCAGGATATCCTGTAACTGCGTACCAAGTTCCGCCTTTAGCGTAATTAGTTAAAGCAACAGTAGGTACTACTGGAGGTACTACTGGAGGTACTACAGTTTTTGGTTTTGGAGGATTGTACACATCATCTGGTGTAGGTATTTCTCCTCCCGGAGCTCCTAGTCCTGATCCAAAATAATCTGTAAAATCATCTGACCCACCACTAGGTTGGTTGTATATAGACTCTCTTCCTTCAGCAACAGCTTCTTGAGATTCTTTAATAACATCTTCTGCAGGAACTCCTGGAGCAAAATCAAATTCTAATCCAGTAGAAACTTGTACAGAAGCATTAGGATCTCCTCCGTCTGCTTCAAATTGAGCTTCACTAGGTCTATTAATTGGGCTAATGACTTTATCATCAACGTATTTTGGTTTTTCATCAGGTTCAGGTCTTTGCGGAAACCTACTATTAGGAGGATCATCATTATCTGCTACTGCATTGTAAACTTGGTCTACTTCATCAGGAGTTGAGTTTCCTACATCAGAAGAAATAACAGGATTAGAAGCAAAACTTCCTACAGGTGGAGTAATTGTTGCAGAATCATCATTTATTTGAATTTTCTTAACAACTTCTTCTACAGTAGTTCCTTTAGGCGCAGATTCAATCTCTGCTTTAATAACTTCTTTAATTGCTTTTTCTCGAATTTCTTTTATAACTGAAGCAGCACTTCTACCTGGTGCAAAGTCAAATGATATTTGTCTCCTCATTTGTTAAACATTCCTCCTATTCGTTCTCCTAAAGCCGATACCTTGTCTCTAAATGTATCTCCTAATCCTACACCAGGACTTCCAAAAGTAGCAGCAGTTTGTGTTTCTTGATTAGTTGCTCCCACAGATGCTGAACTTGTAACTGCGTTATTGTAATTAGGATCTCCTGAACTCATAACTCCGCCAACGGCGCTACTGTACTGTCCTATGTATTGTTCTTCACTAAATTGTGGTGGTTTCTGTAGATATATTCTGTTATACCTTCTTGTATCTTTTATGAAAGGCATAGCAAAATCTTCTATAGAAACTTGCGTATTTGGATTCATAATTTTGTAATCTGTATACGATCTCTTTATTTGGTCTGTTAATCCAGGGTCATTAATTAAAAGCACAGAACTAACTTTGTCGTTTATTCTCTTAGCTATTGCATTTTGTTCTGGTATTCTTGCATCTTTAAATTCTGGTAATCTATAAGTCCAAGATTTAGTTTCGTTGTTATTTGTGTAAGAAGCCACGGATTGAGAAACTTGATCTACCATTTCAGGTAAAGCAAGTCCACTTTCTAATCCTCTTGTTACGGCTCTATTCATTAAATCGATAGTGTAAGGGTTTGCTAAATGAGTTAAAGCTATTCCTTCAGAAATTGATTTAGAAAAACCTTGATCAAAAGCAGAGGCTGCATATCTTTCATAAACTGCAATTTTAACAGTATCAGCAACAGTTGGAGGTCCACTTAATGCAGATAATCTAAATGGATTATAAAAACCTGTTTGTGCAGTAACTTTACCAAATGTTTCTTCTACTTTCTCAGAAGCAGCACCTACACTACCATAATTATCTAAATAATCACCATAAGATACATCGTTATCATCCTCTAAACCATTATCAAAAATCAAACTCCATTGTTTAAACCCGTCAGTATCTTCAGCTTCTGGCAGCCATTTATCAGTTTCATAATCATAAAAATCTTTACCATAATATTGTTTGATTTGCTTCCATTGTTCCTCTGGTACAGTTGGCTCTCCTGAAAACATATTTGAGTTAGCTGGTTCATATGTACTTAAATCACCAGTAACGCCATAAGTCTTTGGACCACCTGCGTCAGTTTGTTGTGCAAACCCAAGTAATTCTCTTTCATCTTTATTAAGATAAATGTTGCTTGGAGGTATATGTTTTTTCATGTATTGTCTATATGGACCTGATCCATCTTTTCTAGTAGGATAATCTGTATAAGCAGACCAATCTGAAAATATGTTATCTCCCATACTTGATCTAATGTCCATTAAATATTTTGCGTATTGAAATTGAAAATCTAAATCTGCAATAATATCTATAAATTTTGCGTGTTCATCTATACTCATGTTTTTTACATCAGTATTAGATATTCCTGCTTCTCTAAATTGTGGAAAATCTTCGTATATTGTATCATGGTGCACTCCCCAATTAATCTGGAATAAACCATAAGAAGATTCAGAATCTTTTGCAGCTTTAACATATTTATTAAATCCATCAGATTCATGTTCTATCACAGAGAATAAAACAGGTAAGAAATCTTCTCCCAGTACTTTAGTTCTTAAATATTTATTTAAATGTTTGTAAGCGTAACCAACAATAGTATCAGCGTCTATTATTGTTTGTGGATACCCTTCATATGGGTCTTTAGTCATATCAATCATTTTCAACCTCTATCATATCAGTAAATTTCCTTAAATCCCATTTAATGTTGCCTTTGTCTGTTGTGTAATCGCCATCTATAACAGGCTCATCACTATTTATATTATAATAGTTATCAGCTGGACTAAAGTGGTCTGAGAAAAATACGTATTCTCCTGTACCATCTGCTAAATCTCCATCTAATCCATTTTCTATATACAACCAACCTAAAGTTCTACCATAAAGATCTTTTCTATTATCGTTACCAAATCTAGTATCAGTAACATAATACAATCTACCTTCATAGGTATCTACAAGTTGTTGTAAGAATGCTTTTTGAGTAATAGCTATTTCACTTTCTTCTGGATATTCTGTTGGATCTAGTCCCCTTTCATAAGCCATAATTCCTATAACACGAATTGCATCTACATCCATATTTGAGTACTTTGTATTTATTGTGTCACCGTCAGGAACATTACTGCCGTTTGCATTTATCTTTATAGCTTTAAATGGTCTCTTAGAAGTAATTGTTTGAAACTCTGCTATTTGGTCTTGGTCACTTAAAGTTACATTAAAGGTAGCGTTGTTCACAGTACCTTCAGCTGGGACAGGTTGTTTCCACTCTAAAGACAGAGCTTTAAAATTTGGCTTAACATAAAAATTCCACCATTGTTCTCCGCTTAATACGTTTGATCCGTCAAAAGAATAAATGTCTCCCATAATGTGGTTAAAGATTGTAAATGTTTCAAAAACATCATCTACAAGATATTGTAAATCATCATTGTTAGCTATCTGACCATCGTTGCTTTCCCACTCTTCTTTAAGTGCAAACATTTTACTTTCAAATCTTTCTAAAAATTCTAATTGTTCAGGACCATCAGCATCTTCATTAAAAAACATTTTGGCTTTAGTTAAACCTGACAACAATGCCATACCTTTATTAAATTGTTGGTCAGCAGGGTCTTGAGAAGAAAACACATATGCAGGATTTAATTTTCCAGCTTTTTGTGCAGCATATAAACGTGGTATTAAATCATAAGATTTATAACTTCCATTTACAATTTCTAAATCAGAGTTTTGTGTTACTTCTTGTATTAAAGCAACGATGTCAGGACCTAACTCATCAAGAGAATATTTTACTAAAAGTTTTTCATTTATCTCTTCTATATTTTTTACATCATCTGAAACAAGCTCTATACCAAAACTTTCTCTTAACTCAGCATTCATTAAAATTTCGCTTAAAGAAAATTTACCTTCTGCAACAGCTTCTGCTTCTTCAAGTTCACTTTCATTGACAATTTCGGCAAGACGGTCATAAATTACATTTACTGCGTTAACATTAAAACCTGCATTCTCGTGAATTATGTGTTTTACTTTTTCATCAGGTAATCTAACTGAAATTAAACCTTCAGCTAAATAATCTTTATATCGATTTGAGTTGTCTTGGTTACCAGTTCTAAAAA